GCATTACGCTTCTTCGTTTTGGAAGGATCATATTGCTCTCCCTCATCATCCGAACCCATTTCCTTGGAAATATCCCAAAACTCTTTGGAACCCAACTTAAAATTCGGTCTATTTTCCGCCTTGTACCAAAAAATCTGATCATTTAATTTATTCGACTTGGCATTATTATTAATAACCAAACATTCGAAATTTTCCGTTGTTTGATCCATTACCGAGCAAAAGGATTCCAAGGTAGGAAACATAGAAGCATAATTCTCCCAAATACGTTTACGATTGGTCAAATAGGGCTCTCTCAAAATAAACACATAATCGATATTCGTACGTAGGTTTGGAGGAATACCTAAAGGATATTGCATGGTAATAATAAGCATGATCTTCCAATGACGTCCATTCATAAACAGGAGACGCATCATTTTATCCTTGGTCCAAGACTGGTCATATAAGCAATCATCCAATATAACAAACGTTCTTGGATCAATGGAGGTTCGATTGAATTGTTCTTTTTCTTTGTTCATCTGTTTCAATACTGCTTTCTGTCTTCGCAATACATTTTCTATCAACACGGTATTGTATTCTTCATGAATAAACAGTTTGGGCACATGTGCAGAATAAAAACCGTTTCCTGCTTCTGTTCCCGAAATGACTGTGCCAATGGGAATGTCTTGGTGATGGAATAGCAAATCGCGCACTAAAAAGGATTTACCTGTATCACGTCTTCCGATCATGACAATAACCGGACCTTTGTTTTCATTTGGCTTGAACGTAATCCATTTCATATCAAATTTTTTTAATTGTAATGTCATTCTTTAGGAAATAGTATATTATTCTTCCTAGATTTAAATTCCAGGATTTAACCTTATTTTTTTTCCGATTAGATGCATATACGTTTATCCCTTTTTAAAAATCTATTAGGAAACGTTATACTTTGAATAAAATTATGGATTATAAATTATTTTATTCTAAACCTAATCCCATCGATTTAGAGGAATTGAAGAAACAAAATCCTCATGAGGACTTTAATCCATTTGAAATCCAAGACTTACAATTATACAATCCGATATATAGCCGTTTTTTTGAAATGAATGAAGGGAATTCTCAAAAGATTGCCTTGAATCACCCCTTTCATATCAAGGATTTAGAACATGTAATTAATGCCAATGGCACTGAAACACGTGAAAAGAAGGTGTTTATTAAATTTTCTCCTCTCTTGGATCCTTATCGTTATATGATCGGTAAATACAATGTGGAAGATAATGCCATTCGCACAATGCCTAAAATAGATTCTACCTCCGAACAATGTCATTCCAAGATATTGTCGATTCATAATACTTCCTATGTGGATTGCTTTTTCACTTTTTTATCCAGTATTTTGAAAAATAATTATGGATTTGAAAACGGCATTGATTTTTTTGGCTCTTATTTGGGTCTTCAAGAAAAATTCAAAGTAGGCGTAAGTGACGATTTGGAATTTTTACAAAATTCCGAATTCTTTAACAAGCATTTAGGGTCCTTGTTTCACATGGAAGACAATGATTTAGTTCAGCAACGCTATTCTTCTTTTCCCGGATCACGCAAAAATAAGATGAAATTGAATTTGTTGCAGGAAGAAGACAATACGGATTTACTGGGTATCCAAGAACTCGAAATATTGGATTCGCCCTTCTCACCTGAAAATGAAGAAGTGGAGACGGTATACAGTCAATCCCCCAGAAAAAACAATGGTTCTTTGAATTCCAGTAGTTCTAGTTCCTCCAATAACAGTGAAGTCAACTATAGCTCGGAAGACGATTCTCAAGAAGAAGGCGGTGAAGATTCTGATGATGAAGATAGCGACGAAGATAGCGACGAAGACAGCGATGAAGAAAGCGAAGAAGAGGAAGAAGAAGAAATTTACGGATATATCAACAATTTTCCCATTCAAATGATTTGTATGGAACAATGCGATGGAACATTAGATAAACTCCTAGAAAATGATGAAATTGACGAAGAAAACGGTTGCAGTGCATTATTTCAAGTGATTATGATTCTATTGACCTACCAACGCATTTTCCATTTTACACACAACGATTTACATACAAATAACATCATGTACGTCAACACCGATAAACCGTTTTTGTATTATCAATTTAACAACGTGGTCTACAAAGTTCCCACCTACGGCAAAATTTATAAACTCATTGATTTCGGTCGTGGCATTTATAAGTACATGGGAAAGACATTTTGCAGTGATAGTTTTGGACCTGGAGGAGACGCATCTACCCAATACAATTGTGAACCCTTTTTCAACGATAACAAACCACGTTTAGAACCCAATTTTTCCTTTGACTTATGTCGTCTTGGAACGTCTATGTTCGATTTTATGATGGAAATTGATGACGATATTGAAGAATACGACGAGTTACAAAAAGTTGTACGAGAATGGTGTTTGGACGATAAGGGGAAAAATATTCTCTATCTTAAAAATGGAGACGAACGATACCCCAGTTTTAAGCTCTATAAAATGATTGCACGCACCGTTCATAAACACACTCCCGAGGCGCAGTTAGAACGCCCTTTTTTCTCCAAATATAGGTTTGAAGGAGAATTGGAGGAGGACACGACGATTTTCTCACTGGATAAGTTAACCGTGTAAAAAAATAGTTATTTTTATTTTTTTACATCCAACTCTATTATCGTGGTACATTTGCGTCATTTATTATATTTTCAAGTGGTTGATCTATTACATCCAACATATCCATCAATATATTCTGTTCCCTCATTTGTGCATCTATTTCCGCCTCGTTTATTGGTTGCCGTAGGGGTGCATTTTCTCTCCCTGGTTGTTGTTCATTTTCCTCCGTAGCCGTATATAATTCTTCACGACAAATAGGGCATTTATTTGTATGTTCAATGACACGACTACTGCATGGTTCACATAAATAATGACAACATCCCGGAATATATAATTTATCTGGTTGTATTTCTTCAAAACAAATTGGACAATTCTCTAAACACTGTTCTTTTGCATAATACTCCTTTAATTTCTTAATCAAATGGCTATTTTTATTGGCCAACATGTCCCGATATTTTTTCCGTTCTCGTTCCATACGGGCACGTACGCGACGTTTAGAGTCTTGTTCCATCATAATTCGTTCACGATAATACAATCTTAAATTACGAGCTTCTCGTTCGAATCCTTGAATACGATGTAACATATGACGATTCTGACTTAGAATACGATTAAATCTTGCTTCATCATTGTTTGGTGATGGAAAGGGTAGATTCTCTCCATTCGCCATATGCAACATAATACGTGCAATTAATCGCTGGTCATCATCAATTTCGATATTTTCATTAATTTTAACGCTATTCCAGGAACGCGTTGCATATGGGTCGAAATACGCTCGGAATTTTTCTCGAAACACCTCCGGCGTAGGCCGTTCTTGTACCTTATTAATTTGATTCATCACCATTTCCCCATCTTCATGAATAGGTACTTCTTCACTATAATGAATCGGTATAATCAATGTAAACAAATGACTCGACCCAGTATTTTTGGGACTGTTCTTATTCAAATCCCACTTTTCAATCGTCGGTTCAAATTGAGCCATAAACTCTGCAAAAGAGGCCTGAAATTTCTTAATACGTGTCATTATTCTTTATTGTGCTTTTAACATTAAGTCTTTTCAAATTATCAATTTTGTCCACCGCAAGACTTATTCACTTGAAAAAAGATAATAAAGACTGATGGATTACATAAGTAAATGAGCCTTCCCGAATCAATTCATTTTGATTTCAATGAAACGGATATTTCGTCCAAGACAAAAACGATCCTAACGGATTACGATCAATGGTATCACAATTTTATTCATCACTCTTTTTCCTCAAAAGACGTGTTCTTCCAATTTTACGAGCAAACAAATCATTGGGATTTGGAGTTGGATTTGATGGATTTTATGCAATATGTTCATCCCAACAATAATGTTCGTGAAGCATCCGTAGAATCTGCAAAAGCCGTTGCGGAATTCGGTAACAAATGGTCGTACAATGTAGACGTTTATCAGAAAACATTGTCCGTATACGAGCAGTTTAAATCCCAGTTTGACGAAGAAGAAACCTTGTATATCACGAAAATATTGAAATCCTACAAACATAAGGGTATACATTTGGAGGAGGAAACGCGAAACCAATTGGAAACCATCCAACAAGAATTAAGTGAGCTTCAAATTAATTATAGCAATCATTTGAATGAGGTCAATGATGCGTTATGGTTCACACAGGACGAATTGGATGGCGTAGACCAGGATTTTCTCAGTAACGTAGAAAAGAATGAAGAAGGTGCCTATAAAATAGTAACGCAATACGACCATGTACATCAAATATTAAGTTATTGTCATGTGGAAAGTACGCGAAAGCAATTGAGTATCCTCTTTATGAACCGTGGTAAGGAACCTTTTCAAAATCATACTTTATTACAACAAGCGGTTTTATTGAGACAACGACAAGCCTCTCTCTTGAATTATCATCACTATGCTGACTACGTTTTGTCGTATGACCGTATGGCACAATCGACCGAACAAGTGGATGATTTCTTGATCTCTTTGTTAGAGAAAACAAAGGAAAAGGCACAAGACGATGTCCAAATTCTAAAACAATATTTCGGTAAAGACCAAATCGAATCCTGGAATCAAGCCTATTACAAGAATATATACAAAAAGGACGTCTTGA